AGGTGATACTGATGCAGAAGCACCTGAAGCTGTAAATGCAGATGCTGATGTACCAGACGCGCCGCCTCCACCTGCTTAAACTATTACCGTGGTAAAGTAAGCGCTTAAACTTAAATAATATTAATGTCAAAGTGCGAAATAACTCCAGTATCTGCTTTTCAGAGTACTAATCTGAATAATAAGATTAATACGTTCAATGATGTAAGTGATAGAATATTACACACATTGGGGTATCCTTTTATTAATATTGAAATTCATCGCGATAGCTTGTATACCAATATACAGCTTGCTATTGAGATGTTTACAAAGTTCGCTGGATATACTCAAGAGTATCTTCTTTTTGATAGTAATTTATATGATTTAAATCAAGGTATTAGACTTGATCATTTAATGTCAATAAACCCTACTGCTTCAGCTCCATCTAGCGCTGTAACACGGGATGAAAAACTAGCAGTTAATGCTTATAACGAAGCTACCTACGGTGGCAACTCCGTACAGTCTAAAGATTTTTCTACTTATTTAAGATCGCCTACTGACCCGGCACAAGAAGGCGGTTCATTATTTGTGGCAGATAATCTTCCAAAAGAATCTCTTTATATAGCAACTAGTGCAATTCCAGCCTATTATTTTGGTGTTGGTGACGGCGGTGGTAGTTTAGACGGTAGAGTTGGTATGCTAGACATTACATCAACTGCAAATATATCAGCTCTTTCTGGTGCATTTAAACAGGGTACATTTACTAATCAAATATTTACACAAGAGTTTTATGATATATTTTCTAATACAACAGCATTTTCTGCTATATCATCTCATTTTACTCAAAGTGCTAAAACAGAGTTTACCGTTAGAGGTGAGAAAAAATATGAAGAGGTAGGTTTTTTAAATAGTTTTGATTATGATATTATGGATTATCGTAAGGTTATAGCAGTTCAAGACTTTGAAGAAGGCTCAACTACTGGTATTAATACTCTCTTTACTATTGAGCAGACATTGGCTCAGCAAACATATTTTAGTTATGCTATGGGCAATTATGGTTTTGATCTTGTTAGCTGGTATGTCTTAAAAGACTGGCTTGAAATGAGAGAGAAGCTTTTAGCTACAAAGAGAAGTTATTCATTTGATGAAAGAACACAAGTTTTAAGAATGTACCCGCAGCCACGTTCATCAGGAAGTAACGGAGCTAGATTTTACGGTGTTATAGCATGTCAAGTAGAGAGACCGATACGAGATGTAATTAAAGAGCATTGGGTGTATCAATATGCATTAGCTTTAACAAAAATAACAGTAGCTAATATTAGAGGCAAATATGGCACTGTGGGTCTATTTGGTGGCGGTACTTTAAACTCAAGCGATTTAATGTCACAAGGACTAGCAGAAAAAGAAAAGCTAGAAGAAAAACTATATACCGGAGCGCCTGGTATGGGCGATGCCGACCCTCCAATGTTCTTCATAGGTTAATTAAATCTTCATATGAAAATAAAAAATTGGGATTTATTTCTATTTGTATTAGTATACCATATTGCTTTAGTATGTTTATTTCCTGCATTTATAGCTAACTTTAGCTGGTCATCTATATTATTATTTTTATTTACATACTTTTTAGGTGGTATATCTATTACTGTAGGTTATCATCGTCTATACTCTCATAAATCTTATATAGCTAGTCCTTTATTTGAATGGGGTATATTAATAGGCTCGGCATTAGCTTTTGAAATGTCAGCTCTTAATTGGTCCCATGATCATAGAATACATCATAATTATGTAGATACTGATAAAGATCCTCATTCAATAAACAAAGGTTTTTGGTATGCACATTTTCTATGGTTATTTGATTATAAAAGAAACTTTGATAAAACTCTAGTAGCAGACTTATTAAAAAATAAAAGAGTTATGTTACAACATAATTATTATCCTTATTTTTTAATAGGAATAAATTTAATAGTTTTCTTATTAGGGTGGCTGTTAACGGGTAGCGCTTTAGCTTCCTTTTATATGGGATTTTTAGCTAGAGTCGCTATGATTCATCATTGCACATGGTTTATTAATTCTTTATGCCATACTTTTGGTTCAAAGACTTTTGCAAAAGAGTTGAGTGCAGTTGATAATGCTATAATGGCTATGTTAACTTTTGGTGAAGGTTATCATAACTATCACCATGCTTTTGCTGCTGATTATAGAAATGGTATCAAATGGTATCATTTTGATCCATCCAAATGGATTATATGGCTATCCTCAAAGATAGGTCTAGTTAAAAGACCAAGAATTGTAAATGAAATTAGTATAAAAAAATCTCTCATATCAAAAGATAAAAAAATGATACTAAATCATATTGAAAAAGAAATTGATGAATATGCATTAGATCTTAAGGAAAAATTAGAAAATATTTCTTTAACTTTTAATAAAAAATCTTTAGATATAAAGAATAAAATTAAAGAGCTTAAAAATGCTAATAAGTGCCATAAAAAAAGTTTATTAATAGAAATAAAATTTCTTAATATTTCTTTAAAAGAAACTTGGAAACAATGGTTAAAAGTTACCCAAGATGCTAGTAAACAATATAATTTTGCTCATTAATTATTTTGCATCAAAAACTTCTATTAGCTTATTAATAACTCCGCTCGCATCAGTTACATCTACAGTTTCAGTTTTAGAGGATGATTTGGTTTTAGTAGTTGCAACTTCTATATCATAGTCACCATATACATCATCAACATCTTCTACTGATAGATCAATATCCTCTTCCTCTTCTTCTATATTGTCTACTATATTAGATACTTGCGTCGAGCCAATATCAGTAAGAATAATGTTTAGTAATTGGTTAGTATTTTTTTCTTCTTTAGATCTACCTACAAAGTCTATTATTTCTGCTTGAGTAAATTTTCCTTTAAGAGATTTAATAGGGTCGCTATACGATCCGTAGCACAGGTGCACTAGATACTGTAACGTTATATCTGCAGAGTCTTTAATAAGATAATATGCACCTTTCTTTAAAATTTTAACACCGGTATCAGGTTTTTCAGATGCAATTTTAGCTGGTCGTAATAATTTACTCTGTCTTATAGAGCTATTACTAATGATTTTCTCTTCAAATGTCATAACTATATTTATACATATGAGTACTGGAAATAATAAACGCTATAGACAGGGTGTGTATAAACCTGTAAATAAGGGCAAATATTCAGGCAATACAGATCCTATATATCGCTCTAGTTGGGAATTAAAATTCTTTAGATGGGCTGATAAAAATAATAATGTTTTATTTTGGGGAAGTGAAAATATTGTTATACCATACATTAGCCCCTTAGATAATAGAGCGCATAGATATTTTGTTGATAACTTTATTGTATTTAAAGATAGTGAAAATAACAAAAAGAAATTTTTAATAGAAATAAAACCAAGTTCATCTGTTGAAAAGCCAGTTGCTAATAGCAGAAAGAAAAAAACAACAATTATATATGAGCAGCGTACTTGGGTAGTAAATCAAGCTAAATGGGATGCAGCTCGTAAATGGGCTGATAGAAAAGGTTGTGAATTTCTAATCTTAACAGAAAAAGAGCTAAACATAAATTGATAAAACGTAACATTATTATAAATATCTTTATATGTCTTTACAATGTCAAATTAATAATGTTAATTTAGATCTACTATATTCAAACGATATCGAAGAAAATATTATTTCTATAAGTTCAAAAAAAGAAGTTTTCTTTGACGTATTTGAATGTTATATAAATGACGGCAAAATAATTTTAGAAAAAGTTGATGAATCTGATTCAGGCCCTAAAGTTTTAATAGAGTTAGTTATTGAGGGGAAAAAATATTCTGCTGAAGCTGTGTTAGTAGATAATGGCAAAACATATGTAAAAGTAAACAAAGAGTTAATATACTTACAAGAGCAGAATGAAATTATATATGAATCTATTAGTGAAGAACCAGAATCACAAATTATTGAATCTGACCATACAGGTCAATTAGCAGAGCTTATCACAAATTATAATAATAATTTAAAGGAAGAACATTTAGATAAATTAAAAAGCTATACTGAAGAATATCAAGAAAAAATTAGTCAGTTTGAGGATAAAAAGAATGAAGTTCTAAGTCGTTTAAATGAAGAATTTGATAAAAATTTAACATTCTTAAAGACTGATATAGAAGATAAGCTTCAGTTATTCTTAACTGAGACTGATAAAGAAACAGTATCAACTGTTAAAAGTCAGACAAAGAAGCTTAATAAAGATATATATCAGAATTTTAAAAGCTTTAAACAAGAGCTAAAAGCTTTAGATGAGTTTAATAGAAAAGATATTATAAATTTAATATCTGAAAAAAATAATGAAGTAGAAAAATCCGTTACTGATTTTTTAACCAAAATTAGCAAACAATATGGCGATGAGCTTTTAAATTTAAGAGAAGCTACTAAAAAAATTAAAGATAAAAATAATTTATATAATAAAAAGTTTAATGAGCTTAAAGTTTTAAAAGAAGAAATAAACAAAACTGATGTAGACTATAGTGGTGATATTAATAAGCAGAATAAAAAAATTAAAAATGCCCTAGAGTATATTAATAATAAGTTTGATAGTCTTAATAGGAAATTATCGTTATTAAGTGAAAAAGATAATAATAGATATAATGAAATTTTAGCTACTGTTAATAAACAAGACCCTAATGAATATAAAACAGTTTTAACCGGTAAAATAAAAGAAGCAGAAATTAACTCATTACGTGAGGAGTTAAAGGAAGATTTTACTCAAACATTTCAAAGTGAAGCTCGTAACTTAAGAAGATATGCTGAAATGTCTGCTGGAGGTGGATCTAACGCTGTACAGTATGCTAATGGAGGTACTATGAACGGTAACTTAACCGTTACTGGAGAAATATCTGCTAATAAAATAATGGCTGCAACAGTTTTATCTGGTACTACTTTAGATATAGGATTTGAATTATCTGGATTTAACGTAACTGGAAATATATCAGCTAATGGAAATTTAAGTGCCACAAATATTACAGTAACCGATGATATGTCTGCTAAGGATATAATTAAAAGTGGTAGATTAAATGTTGGTAGTGGAAATTTATTTGTTGATGATGGTACTTCTACTGGTAATGCTTTTGTTAAAATAGGTGCCTATGGTGCTGGTAACTTCTTCGGAAAAGAAGGATCTGTAAATGGCGCTGCATTTAGTCTGGGTGTAGGTACCGCTGGTAAAATAGTCGAAGACATGAAGATCGATACTTTTGCTCTTTCCGGCGCAGGGCTTGTTAATAAAACTACAAATCCAGTTATTCTCGTACCATCGCCTGGTGCTAATAAATATAATGTACCTGTTTCAATTCAAGTCTATAAATCTCAAAGTGGTGGTACTAGAGTTGCATGGGGCGTCGGAACAGCAGCTATTTCTATTGGTGTATTTGCAAGTAGTGATACAACAGGTACTTTTTCTCAATTAACATCATTACCTAGAGGAACTGCTCTAATAGCTGGGGATTGGTTATATAATAGAAATCAAGGCCCTGATACAACTAATAGGGTTATTAGTAACAGAGCTTTAGCTTTTAGAACAAGTTCAGATATAGCATCTAATACTAGTGCTGATGTTTATTATCTAAAAGTTAGATATATGGTAATGTCTGAAGATGGAGACTTTAAATCTATTGCTAATCTGCAAATTAAAGATTCTTAAGAACAGTATAAAAATGTTCCCTAATCGATAAATAATTACATGGGTTTAAATTTAATAGTAGAAACACCAGCTCCTAAAGAGGAATTTGAATATATTGTTGAAGAAGGCAATACTAAAGATTCAAAAAACTTTTATATTAAAGGTCCTTATATGATGGCTGAGGGCGTTAATCGTAATAAGAGAATCTATCCATTAGAAGAGATGCAGAAAGAAATTAAGCGATATGAAAGCTTAATGGTAAAAACCGGAAGAGCAATGGGTGAGTTAAATCACCCTACTACAGCAGACGTTGATTTAGAAAGAGCGTGTCATCTAGTAACTGAAATGTCTCAAGATGGTAATGTTTTTTATGGTAAAAGTAAAGTACTATCAACACCTACAGGTTTAATAGTTAGATCTTTAATTAATGATGGTGTAAGAGTTGGTATGAGTTCAAGAGCTCTCGGTCAATTAATTCCAGAATCCGGTCAAGAGGGTATTAATAGAGTTAAGGACTTTAAATTAGTAGCTATTGACTGTGTAGCAGATCCTTCATTTCCTAAAGCATTTGTTAACGGTATACTAGAGAGTAAACAATATGTTGTAAATAAATATGGTCAATTTGAAGAAGCTTATGATGATTTTGAAAAAACAATATCTAATTTACCTCTAAAAAATAAAGATGAATTTTTAAGAACTAATATGTTGAAATTTATAAAAGGGCTATAAATATATATAATGAGTAATAAAACACTACAAGTTAAGTCTGATATTAAGAGCTTTATTAATAAAATACTAGATAAAGACTATAAAAGTGCACATTCGCACATTACTAACGCTGTTAACAAGAAAATTAAGCAGCAAATGATAAATAATAATACAACACTTTTTTAATTATGAATAAAATTTCCGATATACTAAGAGAGGCAACCGACGGACAAATTGATGAGTCGGTATTGAGTGACATAGAATCAGCGTTTGATGCACGTGTAGCAGATAAGGCTAAAATTCATGTTGATAAGGCCCTACTTGAACAAGATGAGTTATATACATCAAAGCTTGAAGAACTCCTTGAAGCTCTTGATCTCGATCATACAAAGAAACTAAAGAAGATTGTTGAAGCAATCGATGCTGATAGAACTGGAAAGTTAAAAGCAGTTATTTCTAAATACGAAACAATTTTAAGTGAGGATGCAGATGGATTTAAAACTGAACTTGTAGAATCTATTTCACATTATCTAGATGCATTCTTAGAAGAATCTATACCATCAGGTGAAATTAAAGAAGCAGTAAAGAATAAGAAAGCAATTGCAGTGCTCGAAGGAATTCGTTCACACCTTGCAGTTGACGCTGCGCTTGAAAAAGATAGCATTAAAGAAGCTGTCGTAGATGGTAAGAAGCAAATCAATGAAGCTAGTCAAAAGCTTGAGTCTGTCCTTCAAGAGAAGGCTGTAATACAAGAAGAACTACAGACAATGAAGTCTGCAGCATTACTTCAAGAAAAAACAGCTGGTCTCGATGAAAGAACTGGGAAGTATATCCGTAAGATGTTATCTGGTAAAGATGTAGAATACATTTCAGAGAACTTTGATTATACTGTCAAGTTATTTCAAAAGAAAGAAGAGAGCAGGCTCGAGGGCTTAAAGACAGAAGCGCTGACAGAGACTACTAAAGTAGATAGAGTGATAGAGGAGAAGGCTGAACCAGCACCCTTATCACCTTATATGTCAGAACTTAACAAATACTAATTTAATTGTATTGAGGTCTTTTCCTGAGTTTCCTTGCATTATTAATGCATTGGGGTCGAAAAAACTTATAAAGGAAAATACAAATTATGAATCAATCAATCCGTCCTACACAGGCATATATTGACGAATCAAGAGCAGCTTCCCTACTTGAAAAGTGGGCACCTGTTTTGGATTACACTTCTAAGTCTGTAGCTCCTATTGAAGATAGCCATACTCGTTTGAATACTGCTATGCTCTTGGAAAACCAAGAATCATGGTGTTTGAACGAAGCTGGACCAGACTATACTGGTAGCGGTAACGTTGCTGGTAGAGGTGGTTCGCTTGGTAATGCTGATTCAATTGGATCTTCGAACCGTTTCCCAGGTACTCCTGGTGGCGATTCGTATGCTACTGGTGACTTCCGTCTTCCAAAAATCTTGATTCCTATGATTAGAAGAACTTTTCCCGAGTTAATTACAAATGAAATCGTTGGTGTACAGCCAATGGCAGGACCTGTTGGTCTAGCATTTGCTCTTCGTTACCGTTATTCTGGTGAAACACTAGGTTATGGTACTGACGGCGTACAAGATGCTATTACTAATACAGGTGTTCTTACTGCAGCTGGAAATACTCCAGCAGGTGGTGAAGGTGTGCTAGCATCTGCTGCTAATAAAGAAGCAGGTTATAACTACCTAAATACTGCCTACACTGGTACTTCATCCAGTCAGCTTTCTGGTATTGACGGAGGTGCCGTAGGCAACTCTGATAAAATCATTGTAGCTGGTAAAGATGATGGTGTAGCTGCTATCCTTAAGAACTTCGAAGTAACAGGTAATATCCCTACTTTTGAAGTATCTTTTGAGAAGACTGCTGTTGAAGCTGGAACAAGACGCCTAGGTGCTCGTTGGTCAGTAGAACTTGAACAAGACCTTAAAAACATGAATGGTATCGATATCGATACTGAATTGACAAACGCTATGTCGTATGAAATTCAGGCCGAAATCGACCGTGAAATGCTTGTAAGAATGATTCAAGTCACATTTACTGCTGGTCAAGGTCCTGGCTTCTCTATCTG